GTTTCAATATCAACGATTACCCATGAAGCGGTTGTTTTTAGTGATGTCATAAACATTACGCACCTTTCACAATTGAATGAGGAAAACAAAAGACGTAGCCGTTCTCAATTCCGCCATATGTCATACCCTCTAAATTCCAATTGAGGTTATTTTTCTTAACCAGCTCTTTAACAGCTTCAAAATGGCTTGATTCATCACCGCTTGAATATGGATAAGCAATCGTTGCACTGAAGCCAGACGATGTAAACGCTTTGATTCGCGCACCTCTATGGTTTGTAGGCGCTATAAATTTTGTTTGTATTGCAATCATAAAATACTCACTTTCTAGGTTAGGATTAAATATATAGTTTAACTATATGTCTATAAATATATATGATTAATTGCTTTATGTAAATAGTTTTTTAAATTATTTTTTATTTTTTTAGTCTATAGTCTATAATATATATCTATAGACTAATTAGTTTGATAGTAATTATCTATTTAGTCTATTAGGATCAAACTTAGACTGACATAAGTTTAGTGAGATAGTCACACTTCCCCCCTCATAGAATCCATAAAAGGGACAATGGACAATCTACTTACCTATGATCTAGACTAATACAACGTATCCTATTGATTTCAATAGGGATTCTAGGGTAGATAGAAAGATATAAATTCTATAATTCAAGTTTGGATTTTCAAAATGGGCAGGAGTCGGTGAGGTGAGTGCCCCATACCAAGTTCCCCCCAAAAAAAAATCGTGTTTTTCTGTTTCTAAATTCGTGTATGATTTAGTTAATTAAGGAATAGGAGAGAAATAGATGACAAATATTGTGATAGAGAAAGATATTGATTTACCAGCAGAGAGGACAAGACATAGTTATCCATATAGAGAGATGGATATAGGGGATAGTTTTTTTGTAGATGGTGGGAAGATTACTGTCATGTGTAATAACAATTACAGGATGAGTAAGTTATTAAAGAAGAAATTTATTGCTCGGGTTGAGGGGAAAGGGGTACGGGTATGGAGAACGGTATAAATGGGGTTGAGAAGTTAATTGAGGTAGCTGCGGATGATGCGAAGAAGGCGTATATGCAACGTGTCTGGGCGATGAATAAGGATCAGATTTTTCATGAGTTGATGCGTGTGCATGGTGAGAGTTCGAGATTATTGACGATTGCGCAGAATGAGATTAATCGTTTAAGAGAATTGTTGGAGTTTGATGACGGGGATGCCATACATTAAGCCAGAGGGGATTGAGGAGGTCTGGAAGAATGAGTTGGAGAACAGTAGACGGATATTTCAACAAGAGATGAGGAATGTCATTTCCTGCCAAACAAAAAAAGATAGACAAAAGCTATACGACAAGTGGAAGCTTGCTTACACTGAGGGTATGGTGAAAGATTTAGTCAAATGTGCGCAGGATAAAGTCATGAGGGCTAAGGTTGCGAATGGAACGGAATCGAGAAGAAAATGAGTAGTTTTAATTTACCGAATTTCTATCACTTTTGTAAACAGCTCAAGATAGAAACCAAAGAGCAGGGCTTGCGCAAGATGGACAATCTCTTGGGTACGCAAACCTATGTGATGAATGAAATTGCAAAAGGTTTGCAAGATGATGTACATTTCTTTGTTATTTTAAAAGGTAGACAACTTGGAATCACAACCATATCACTTGCCCTTGACTTGTACTGGCACTTCATTCATCCAGGATTGCAAGGAACACTCACGACAGATACAGAAGAAAATAGGGACATGTTTAGAACCACCCTTAGTATGTACATGGATGGCTTACCCAAAGAATACAAAATCCCACTCCTTGCCCATAACAGGAATCAGCTTTCTCTCAAAAACCGATCTCGTTTGTTTTATCAAGTTGCTGGGCTTAGAGCAAAAGGAAGTCTTGGTCGTGGCAAGGCGATTACCTTTCTACACGGAACAGAAACGAGTTCTTGGGGTGACGAAGAAGGCTTGGCATCTTTATTAGCCTCCCTTGCTGAAACCAATCCTAATCGTTTATACACGTTTGAGAGTACCGCCAGAGGTTTTAATATGTTTCATGATATGTACGTCACTGCCAAACGTGCGAGGACTCAGAGAGCCATTTTTTGCGGCTGGTGGCGCAATGAACTCTACATGGCTGATCCTAACTCACAAGTCTATAAAGTCTATTGGGATGGCAAGATGACGGGTGAGGAAAAAGAATGGGTACGGGATATTAAAAAACTGTATAACTTTGAAATTAATTCAAGACAGTTAGCGTGGTGGCGATGGAAGATGACCGAAGGCATTAAAGATGATGCACTCATGTATCAAGAGTTTCCTCCTACTGAAGATTATGCCTTTATCATGACGGGTACGTCATTCTTTAGTAATGCACGGTGTACCGATGCGGTAAAAGCCCTTAAGAAGCGCAGTTGCGATTATTACCGTTATTCTTTTGGTGCTAACTTTCAAGACACTAATGTTATTAAATCTACGGAGAGGCTTGCCTCTTTAAAGGTGTGGGAAGAACCCGTAGATACTGCGTATTACGTTATTGGTGCTGATCCTGCTTACGGTAGCTCAGACTGGGCGGATAGATTCTGTATTCAAGTCTTTAGGTGCTATGCAGACGGTTTAGAACAAGTCGCATGCTTTGCCACCAGTGAGCTCAATACCTACCAATTTGCATGGATTATTGCTCACCTAGCAGGTGCATACAAAAACTCTACTTTAAACTTAGAAGTAAATGGTCCTGGTCAAGCCGTGATTAACGAATTGCGTAATCTCAAGCGTCAAGCAGCCAGTATGGGGACTGCACTCGGTAAAGACTTGCTTGATGTCTACGGCAACATGCAAAACTATATCTGGCGTAGGAATGACACACTCGGTGGTGTATCCAATAGCATTGGTTGGTTAACGACAAGTGCAACCAAAGAGAGGATGCTCACCTACATGAAAGATTATTTTGAACGTCAGATGTTAGAAATTGTGGATATGGATACCATTGAGGAAATGAAAACAATGGTGCGTGAGGATGGCGGTATTTACGCAGCTGGTCGGAATAAAGATGACCGTGTAATTGCAGCTGCTTTAGCATGTGCTGCCTTTGCCGAACAAGTGCAACCTCGTTTAATTGCGCAAAAGATTACCCGTAATATCAGCCGTATTCAAGATGATTTTACTCCTGAACAACTCACAGTCGGTAGAAATGTGAGTGATTATTTAAAAAAGATAGGTGTCTATGGTTCTAAAGTTTAGAAAGCAATCAAATTATGGAAAAGTATAGGACTATCCCCCAACGGGAACTCATGCGCATCATGAAACGATTTTATAAGGATCCGCAACGTGGTATCAGTAAAAAACTCTTTGCTGAACTAACGGGTTATGACGAGTGGCATCTGCGAGAAGTATTTGAGAATGAAACCCATCCTATGACGATTGCTGTACAAAAACGAGTCAGTAAAGCATATCAAGAATGGAAAAATGGTGAAGTAGCCATTATGAAAAACAGAGATAACACTAAATTTGTGCAATATCGCAAGGATGCTAGACCAGTGGTTGAGAGAAAAAACCAATTAGAAGTGGTTAATGGTCAGATTAAATTAAAAATTGGATTAGTAAATAAATACGATTATTCACAACAAACACTTGACGAACAATTGGAAAGGAGTTAAAAATGGCAGTATTAAAGGATTTTAAATGCGACAAACACGGCTACTTTGAAAGCAGAAAGCCTGCTTGTCCAATGAAAGGGTGCGATGCAGAAGTTTATCAAGTACATCTCCAAGCTCCAGGACTGGTTAGTGACAAAACCAAAGCAACCGACAAAAACGTCAAACAGCTTGCCACCGACTTTGGAATGTCCAACATCAAATCCACCAAAGAAGGTGAAAACCAAGCAGGTTACCTCACCCGTAACAACAAGTTCACGGAAAAAGAATACGCAGAAGCCGAAAAGTACGCAACCCGTAAAAGGGGTGTCAACAAAGACAAAATCAAAACCCAAGTCCAAGAACAACCGCAAGAACCACGACCAGGTGACGCAGCAGTCTGGGGTGGTGGGAAAACAGGCATGAACATGCAAAACATTCTTGCAGGACAGTTTTCTAAACCTGTAGGTCCTTTACTAGGCAAAGAAGCAGAAATGACTTCCATTTTGCCAAACCAAGCAGGAATTTCTAGTGGACCTCGTATTGCAAGTTACTTTAAAGACCCAGATAATTTACAATTGAAAAAATGAGAATCCCAAATAATCCTCTTGACCGTGAAAACTTCTATATTGACATTATGGAAAAGTGCATGGTGTCCCGTGAAGAACGTAGAGGGGATTACACCAATTTAAGAGCATATTACCTTTTTGGTGCTAACCCTGAAGAACCACCAGCATACTTTAACAAAATCAATCCACACATTGATCAGTTAACTTCATTCTTGTATTCTTCAGAAACAACAAGATTCTCTATTCAATTAGGTGCTTCTGTACCTGGTAATGAACATCATAAGACACCTGTTCTGACGCAAGCGCTTAACGATGAGTGGCTTAATTCCAATGCAGACCAAGTGTTTTCTACAGCTTTGACATGGGCTTTGGTATACAACACCACCTTTATCAAGTTAGTTTATAACAAAGGTATTCATCCATACTTAATTGAACCATCCTCTATGGGCGTATTGCGTGAGGATAGTCCCTATGCAGACCGTCAAGAAGCAATGGTGCAAACGTATTTCATTACTAAATCTGAGTTATATGCTCGTCTTTATTCCCATCCGCAACGTGATGCCATCATTAAAAGGGTGGTTGGTGGTGTTCGAGTACAAGAATCTGAGATTCCAGACGCAGTAAACCGTATTGTTATGTCCCAAACTAACCCTACTATCTACGGTAATGTCAATATGGAGTTGTACGGCACAAACCGTTACAAAGCTAGAGTTGCTGAAGATATGGTGGAAATGCGTGAGTGTTGGTTATGGAACGATGATACGCAAGATTATCAAGTAGTAACCATTGCTAATCCTAATGTGGTTATTTATGACAGACCTGGTGAAAGTATGTTTTTAAAAGGTGAATGTCCTTTTGTACAGATATGCCCAGTCCCTCAATACGATTATTTTTGGGGTGTGTCGGAAGTTTCTAAGCTAGTAAACCTTCAACAACTTAGAAATACCCGTATGACAGAGATTTTAGACTTGTTAAGTAAACAAGTAGCTCCTCCAAGAGTGTTTTCAGGTATTAGTGGCATCATGGATGAGAAATTCTTGGCTTTAAACCGTGCTGGAAGCCATATTGCTAGTGATATGCCTGGTGCGAGGGTTGAAAACCTTGCTCCTGAGATGCCACCTGATTTATTTGAAGTCATCCATGAAATTGACGCTATGTTTAGTGAAGTTTCTGGTATTTCTAACGTATTATCAGGTAAAGGTGAGTCTGGAGTCCGTTCTCAAGGTCATGCAAGCCAATTAGCACGTCTTGGTAGCTCTAGAGCTAAGAAAAGAGCTTTGATTGTAGAAGATAGCCTTGAAAAAGTGGCTACTTTGTATTTAAAACTCATGAAAAATTATGATGATACGCATTTTAAAGATGTAGACGGTAAACTGTTTATTGCAGAACAATTTACAGACGATTTTGTAGTAAAAGTGGATGCTCACTCCAATAGTCCTATCTTTACAGAGGATTTAAAACAGTTAGCATTTAATTTATTTAAGGCGCAAGCAATTAGTAAAGAATCTTTACTTGACTTATTAGAGCCACCAATGAAACAATTACTGAAAGACCGTTTAAAGCAAGAGGAAGCGAAAAAAGCAACACAACCGCAACCTCAAGGTCAAAAAGGTAAAGAACAGCATAAAATGAAGATGGAGGAATGATGGCAATTAATGTAGCGCCCAGAGCTGATCAACCTAAAGTATCTACGGAAACTTTAAAGAGAAGTGCTACGCCATCTATGCAGTACAAAAATACTGGTATTAAAAGTTTTAGTCGTGGGACTCGCAAAGATTATGGCGGTAGACCTACGAGGGGATAAACACGGGTTTCCTGTGAGAAGGAAAGGGTGTTGGCTGCCAACCCAAATCGGTGGACCGCTTGGATTAGGAGATTTTCCATGCGTAAAGGAAGAAAAGGTCGTAAAGGTCGTAAGTAATCCGCAAGGATTCTACGGTTTGACCGTTTAACCTCCCTTTGGGGGTGGGAATAGAAATATTACCCCCTACTTGACATTTTGATAGAAAGGTTTAATCTTTCTTGTAATTGAATAGGAAATAACTATGAGCATGCCGCCAGATCAGTTGATGAACTTGTTGAAAAGCCAAAAGGATGGAGCAACTCCTGGTGGAAAGCCACCCGTTCCTGAAACACCAACAGGTATCTCTGATCCCAGTAGTGCGCCTATGGCTTCTCCCATGTCAACACCAGAACCCAAGATGGGAAATCGTGAGGCATCATTAGTGAACATTGCAATGGCAATGGATTTATTAGAGCAAGCATTGCCTGCACTTGGCAGTGAATCAGAAGAAGGTCAAAAAGTATTAAATGGTATTCGTACCTTGACAACAATTCTCGGTGCAAAGAGAGCAAAAACGAATTCTTTGCAACCAACTGAAATCATGCAAATGTTACAACAATTACCTCAAGCTGGTGGTGCAACGCCTGAAGGTAAAGCAATGCAACAAGCACCGTTGATTCCTGGTATGTCACCTGGTGGCGCACCTTCTCCTCCAATGCCTCCAATGGGCGCTGGTGCTGGTGGTCCTCCTCCTGGTGGTATGCCTCCACCACAACCTATGTAAAGGAAATAGTATGGAACTGTTTAAACCAAGAGGTGCAGCATCTCCTCGTAGACCTACCGACAACAA